TTACGTTGTGCGCTTGTCTGATGTATTTAACAAGGTCTTTAAGCTGTCCTCTTGTGAAGGGTGTCTTTGAATCTTCCTTCATCCGCTCATCAATAAGATTGATTGCTTCTGATAGGAACTCCTTAAATGTCTTTGATTTGTCCCTCAATTCCTCCAAGGACTTCTTGAGGTTCTTTGCTTTGGTAGACAGCTTACTGGCTTCCTTCGCGTTCATCATGGCAACGCGCATACCCTCCCGCTTTCCTTGGGTTCTTCCCTGCTTGTAGGCTACGGCCTCTTTGAACATTCGTTCAGCCCCCTCTTTAGTAAACCCGTAGTCCATCAACGTCTTGATGACATCTGCCTTGACGTGCACAAAGGCATCCAGCTGCATGCTTTCGTCAATACTGGTAACCGGATTCTTTCTGCGCTTGTCTCTGGTGATTTTAGGTGACGGGTATTTTGCGTCAATCATTTGAGACACCAATCGGGTTATGTTGCCCTGAGCTTTTGCTTCCGCGTCTACTATGGCTTGAGCCTTGCCCTTGTATCGTGCTACTCCGTATGGCTGATTAAGCAGACCAAGTAATGCATTCCACGCGGATTCGGCTGCCTTGATAGGGTCTTTGAATGTGCCGTCCTTCTTCTGCCTTCCTTCATATTTACTAGAGAACGTCTCTATAAACTCCTTCTTTCTAAATCCTCTTTCAGTTGTAAGAATGTCTTTAGCCAATGGAAAAACTTCGTCAGGCTTGACCTTCTTCTTGAACAGGTGCATTGTCACTGGCTTCTTATTCCCGTTCTCATCCAGCTGAAATACGGAGGCCGGGAAGATAGGTGACGCTTCTGCGTCTTCCCCAAATGTGACATCCGAATCTATCTCGATTGCTGCATACGCACTTCCGGTATCTATATCAACTAAGAATCTTTCGGTGAGCAGTCTAGCTATGATTCTCTTTAAGGTGCTGCCAGTCTGCTTAGCCCCTATCTTGTCCGTTTCAAGCATCTTCTGAATGCCGTCTCTACCTGCCTGATTGTCAGCGAAAGCTATCCCGATGTTGACAAGCATCTTATCAGTAAAGTACTTACGCTTACCGAAATCAGATGCCTTAACATCTGTCATGAAGCTCAAGATTCTGTTTGCTGCGTCCAAAGTAGACCCATCAATCCTAACTGGCCTATTCTTAGGGAAGGTCTGCTTGAATGACTCTATGACTATCCTATTGAATGCCACGTCAGTGAGCAGCCCCTGAGCCATCAACTTTCTGAGAATGAGTTCGGTGGTAGCTACCGCACCCGTATTACTAAATACCTTCTCGGGTCTTCCGGCCATAAGCATAAAGAAAACTTTGCCGTCTGGCGATGCCTTCCTCAATGCGTTTAACTTTTCAGCTACAACTCTCGCCTCCTTAAGGTCAGCAAATGCCCACATGTTTCCAGTTCTCACTGGGTAATACATACCACCAGCACCTTCGAACACAAGCTCGTCGTCGAAATACAATGACCCCACCATAAGGTTGTCCGGAGACGATGTCATTATAACCCTATCCATGAGCAGTTCGTCCGGGTCTTGATTATGAACCACACTTTCGGCCATAAGTCTCTTGAACTCCTTGTCGTCCTCAGCGTATTTAGTAGACAACAAACCAGCCCTTTGAGCCTTGTTGGTCATCATTCTCCTCGTGTCAACACCAGACTCACCCGGCAAGGCATGTTGGAACTTCATCGGGGTTCCGTCCTTCCTGACTACGGTAAACCTTTCGTCTGAAGTAGATACCTTCTCTACGTCCTTAGCCAATACAAGCGCACCAATCTGAATTACCTCTGATGCAGATACGACTGGGTTACCATCCCTCTTGTCGTAGAACCAACTGTGTCTGAATGGGTTCATACCCACTTGAATCCAGCCATCAAGTTTGCCTTCCGCTAGGTCTGACATATTGTACTGGTCACTATTCATAATCTCCTCTGCTCTGTCTCTGAGTTGTTGAGGGTCGTGATTATTCCAATCGCCAAACATTCTAGCGATTGTAGTCTTTCCTTTTTCAAGTGCAATATTGAGAGCTCCCTTTGGCACAGAATGAAACTCTACGTTGGTGGCTAGGGCTGTCTGCCCATACCCAATGGACTTACCTCCTAGGTTGGGGGCTCGCTCCTCTCCTCTAGCACCTTGGTGTACAGACACCACCCACACATCGTAGTTATCATACGCGGGTATATCAAGCCGAAGGCCTACGTAGTATCCCTCTGGTATTTCTTTATTCAGGCCAATGATTCCTGACTCAAGCTTGTTGCTTGTAAGGGCTGCACCGATGTCAAGCGTACTCGGGACCTCGGGAACGTAAACAAATGGAGTGATTGGAGTCTCTTCTCTCACCACCTCGATATACTGTTCTTGAGTAATCTCTTGAGCTACATAATCCTGAAGCGCCTTGACAACTTTAGGACTCCTCTTCTGTCTCTGGCTCTCATCAAGCTTAAGCTCATCCCTTCTTTGCTCCAGCTGCTCTTCAGTTACCTGTTGTTTTTCGAGGTATGAATCCCTACCCGGCTTTTCCTCTAGCGACTTGATGATTGCCTGCGGTTTGCCGTTAGCAATTCTTTCGGCATACTCGTAAGCCTCCATGTAGTCTGTCATTCTGACTCCGTCACCGATATTCCCCTCCCCTCTAACAAAGAAGACTACATCTGGTTGGGTTTTAAGTGGCGAGTCAGCATCGTCCCACCCCTCTGGGGCAAACTCAGGATTGAAGTCAAGCCTTGCAACAGGTCTCCATCCATTACCAATGTAAAGGCTTTCAAGCTCGGTTGCAAAAGCATCATAGAACTTACCTCCGTTCTTGGCCCTAGCAGTTTGAAGTGGATTACTGACTAGCTTAAGCTCTGAGTCTGGATTCTTAAACAATCCACCCATATACCCATCAGCTTTTACATACGCACCAGACAGTCCATCTTTGGTCATGAACAGCTTACCCCCGTCGTCAAGGATTTTTTGCGCATCCTCAGTGGTGAGAGGGTCTACCTGAAGGAACATCTTCTTTTTCAGCTGCTTCATTCGCTCGGTAGCCTCTGCCATTGCACCCGCAAACCTTGCCGCGTCAGTGACCTCTTCTACGTCTCTGTTCCTTGCATAGATTCCTTGAGCCTTTGGATTCATATCCTCAAGCTCAATCATCATTGCATTGTAACCAGCTCTGATTGCAGCCTCCCTTAAGTCCTTCGTTCCTGTAACAGCCTCACCCTCAGCAAGTTGACCTGTAACTTTTTGCAGTGCATTAACTAGGTCTTGTATCTTTGGGTCAGCATCAACCATATCTACATTCACACCGGGGATGGTGTTGAGTGTTGAGCCGACAAAGCCTTTGAATGAGTTAATCAAACCCTTCTTTACAGCTACATCCAAGTCTCCAGTAGTAATGTCTGCAAGGAGCTCAACAAGGAACTCTTCGGCTACGTCCACATTATTCTTTATGGCTTTGCGAATATTCCTAACGTCACCGTACTGAGAAATAAATCTTTCGTATTTGCCTATTGCATCAGCTGGGAGTGCTGACAAGAGTCTATCAGCCAATTGCTGCACACCCTCCGGTCCGATAGCCTCAAGTACCAAGTCATGGTACGCTTCGTGAAACCCGGTATTCTCCATAATGGCTGGAGCAAAAAGGTGAATCTCTCCTTTCCCAGACCACATGCCCCTAGTCAGTGTAGTCTGTCCTGTTGCTGATAGGAACGAGTCTGCTGTCTTGTGGATTGTGACTCCGGAAAACTTACCCGTCTTAGACAAAGACTTCACCACAGACACAACGTTAGCCATGGCTCTTCGCATCTGAGAGCCCGACTTAAACACCCCGCTTTCAGGCATTGGAGTGCCATCAAAGGTGGTGCTGTTGATTGCATCCATGACGGAATCAACATTCTCTGAAGTCACAGTTACAGAGTCAGCTCCGCCCTGAAACAAATCACCATAACCATTGTATTTTTTATCTATTCTTGAGATACCACGGGCTACTCTGTTGAATTCGCTTTCAGCGTTTAACTCGTACTCTAAGCCAAGGTCTGTTTCCTGCTTTGTTCTTTGGTCTATTAAACCTACAATCTTTTCTTTTAAGCTGTTGCGAGCCTCAGGGTCTTGTGAGCGGCCATACTCAATGCCAAGTCTAGCAATCTGCTTTTGGATTTGCTCAAGCTTTTGGAAAGCTTCTGGGTTGCTTTGCTGAAGACTCTCGTAAAACTTTTTTCTGCCGAGTCTTTTATCCCAAGCCTTCATCACGGCATTGTTAATCTTGACCCCAATCTCCTGCCGAAGCTTCATCGTTGGGGCAAGCTCGTATTCCTTTGCTAGCTTGTTTATCTCAATTGAATCCCTGAGTCCGGGGATAGATGTAAGCGCCATTGCTCCAGCCCTAACACCAGCCGGAATGCTGGCCGTACCTGCGACACCAGCGCCAAGTACTACACCAGCGTACCACCCTTCTTTAGTAGCATCCCATAGCCCATCCATGGTGAAGTCTACGTTGGGATTTGCTAAAGAGTTTAGATAGTACTGACCTGCTGCCGTTGTTGCCTCAGTCATCCCCTCTTCAATAGCGCCAAAGCCTACAGCCTTAAGCATTCCTCTAGCAAATGACTCGGTGGCTGCCCTGCCTCCTGCTCTTAGTACCGAGGTTGCAATGGCTGCACCGACAAACGCCGGGGCCCCCTCCAAGAATCCCATTGCAGAGGTATACCCCGCCTTCTCAAAGCCGTTCATCTCTTGGAACCAGTCCTCATCTCGCACTGAGTTGTAGGTACTGGCTATGCCCATTGCGGTGGTAGCTCCAAGAGCACCTAAGTTCTGAGCTCTTCCTGCTTGCTTAGTAATTCTAGCTCCAGTTGTAGTCTTTTGAGCTGCACCAAACAGGTTGGTGGACCTTACGGCTCTGAGGTTTTTATTTGCCTCAATTATTTTTCTGGTGGCTGCAACTCTTTCGGCTCCTTTTAACCCTTTAAGAGAGCCAAGCCCCATGCCTTTCATAGACTTCCCTCTTGTGATTAAGCCTGCGGTAATTGCTGCGCCCATCATTGGTGCCGAAGCTCCGCCCAGTCTTAAGGATTCATCAACCCAGTCATCTAGCTGTTCAAATGGAATGCCTCCACCCATTTGCCTAGCCCTTCCAAGACTCGCAATCAGATTGTCTGTCTTTTCTGAATAGCTATTAAGGGAATATGGAAGTCTGCTCATTGCCTCCTCAGCCATCTTCCTGCTTTCCTCCCCTGATTCAACAGCCCACCTAGAGAAGAAGTTGTCTTCCCCAAACATGGAGGCAAAAGAATCACCGAGTAAAAGCTTACCGCCAGCCATTGCTTCATGCCAAGCCTTTGCTACGGATGTCCCAAATCCAGATGACCCCCCTTCCTTGAGAAACTCATACCCTCCGATGTATGTGTCACTGTTTAAGTCAACAGCCAATCCATATTCATCGAGAAGGTATCTCTCATAATTCATCAGGCTTTCGGGGTCGTTCTTTATATCATCGGGTAACAGTTCTTTAAGCCTTGCCCCCTCCACCTTAGAAACCTCATTCCCTAAACCTCTTATAGCCTTAGACATGGGTGCCGATAAACTAACCGGCTTCATTTCGTACTCCCCCTCAACTTCAGGATTCCCTGTCAAATGTTGAAACACCCCATCGTCTATAGCGCCAACAAGATATCTATTGAAATCATAGTCAGCATCTGATTGTTCGCTCAGATAGTCAACAACGGAGGACTTGACAGCATATTTTTCGTCCTCAGTTTTAGCCGCGTTGTAGTTGTCAATGAAAGCCATCTCCTCTTCGGTGGCCCCTCCATTGTATTCAACCAACTGTCTATACTTGTCCATGTCGAACCTGTCATAGAACAATTGGTTAAACGAGTTCTCTACATTGTCTGCGTATGATATGAGTAAGTCTGCCTGATAGTCTGGTACGTAAGCCTCACCTATCCTCGGTCTTGAAACCAAATCCGAAAATGAAGGACCTTCTCTTCCCTCCAGAAGTGAAACCTCCTTTGAATCCAATGAACCCATTTCCGAAGTGGATGGAAAGGTCGCAATGAGCGGGATTTGCTCTTGCTCTTCTTTTTTTTTTAATCCGTAGTAATCTTCCATGATACTACGAATCTCCGTCATTGATGCTCCGCGTTGGCGGGCCTCATCAATAAGTGCCTTCAATTCTGGATTCATACGCTGTTATTTATTCGGGAAAAACAATCTCCCCATCTACTACTGCGGCGATATTACCTTTCTCTAAAATCTCTTCAAAGATACGATTTTCCATTGCTGTCTTCTCTTCGCCGGTCATAGATTCCAATACATCAAATACCTCCTCTACGTTTTTTAAGTTCGTCCTGATGTTTAATCGTTGAACAGCCATGAGGAGGTTGTGTTCCCTTTCAATTGACTCGTCTGTAACTGGCTCTTCTTCAATCGTGGTCGCCTGATTTTCTTTTTTATTTTTCTTTTCTTCTATTGCTGCTTTTACAGCAGCTTCTGAGTCATATAGGAACTGAGCTCCACTCCTCTTTGTTTTAGATGGAGCCGCTATTTGCCTCATGGACGTGATAACCTCATCAAAGGCATCGCTACCCCTTGGTACTGTAATGTTCTTGATTGGCGTTCCGTCAATGCTTAACAAAGCTCCTTCAATTAGACCCGGCCCCGTGTTTAAATCAAATCCAAGAATCTCTCCAGTCTCTGAATTGTGAATGACATTCTTGACTTCGACTTTAATGTCTCCAGTTAGTAGCTCTTTTGCCTTGTCTGAAACAGCACTTCCTTGACTATTAATCTCCGACTCAATCAAACGTCCGGACATATTGAATCTGAACGTCCTGCCGGATACGCTAGCTTTTACTTTTACTGCATTGGTATTTTCCGCCCCTTCTTCTGTACTGACTTTAGTGCCGGGCTCTACGAAAAATTCGATAGGTGGATACTCCACCTTGTTGGCTTCTGCCGCTGCTGCATCTAAAATGGCCTTGGTTTGAAGCCTTTCTTCTTCACGACGAATGCGTTCAGACTGGGCAGTCTCATCCTTTACTGGGATTAAATTGTATGCACGCTCAGCAGACTGCTCCATGTATACTTTTATCGCTTTTCTTTTTTGGACAGCAACCTCCATACCCACTGCTGAGTTCTTGACTTCCTCGTCACTCACATCGAACACCCATTCACCCCTATCGTTCAGCCTTCCGCTGGCAATATTTCTTCCATCTGGAAGTACTGTGTTAAACAACTCTCCCTCAGTGTAGAATTTGGTTGCTTCGTCAATGTCGCTCTCACTAAGCTCAGTTTTCCCCGGGGCACGCAATACTTTGTATCCTATAGCTTGCATAGCCTCAAGCATTTCTGGCCCCCTGAGACTCATTCTAGATTGAAGCTCATCATTAATCATTTGATAAGCTGTCTCTGAATCTAAGTTGCCTGTAGCAAATCCATTGCCATCTCTAACCTGAAGAACCTCCGCCTGTTGAGCTAACAGACTATCATAAATATCCTTACCCATGTTCTCCGGCATGTAGTTGGTTCCTTCCCACATCATGGGTGGGATATACAAATCGTTTACATCCGATAAAAATGACTCAGCCCAGTATTTAAGCTCTCCTGTTTTTTTGTCTGCGACTACTAGCCTGCCATTCTCGTCAAATCTAACATCGGCTTTGTCATATTCGATAAAATCAGCGAGAGCTTCCTCTTGAGTGCCTGCCAATCCTTTAATGTTTCCGGCGACTATATTGGCCCTAATTTGGTTATTCTGCGCACTCTTGGCCGAAGCTATATTGGTGTAGGTCATGTACTCTTGTTTAGCTGCATTAGCGGCAGCTATAGCTGATGGCTCTCCAGAAACAAGGGCAGCGCTTGACTTCTCTTGCATGTCATTGAGGAGTAACTGAGCCCCTTCCCTGTACATGTTGTTGAGCTTTCCGTCAACAGATTCCTGCATAGCTTTTGTGAAGCCATACTGCTGGTCTCTCTCTATTCTGTCCCTTCTTTCGCGCTCCCTTTTCCTTTCCACATCAGCAACAATCTGCATGCCGATGTTTCTGCCCGCTTGAGCAAAGTCAAAAGCAGGACCTACGTATCCTGTTTTAAATCTGATTCCTTCTTCAGCCATTGTCGTCTTCTTTTTCGAATCTAGTAACGAGCTTATTTACAAATCTATGCAGGGATGTCTTCCCGCTACCCGCCAATTGCTTGAGTTTCTTAGCGTCCTTTGGGGCAATTACATACTCACCCCCAGTCAGAGCAATTCCCACGTCTCTTCCGTCCTCATCAACCACATACATTTCGTTGGTGTCATGATTAAATTCACCCGGAGTCTTTTGAACCTCACCCCCTTCCTCCATGAATCCCGTTGCAACCTTCACGCCACCCTCAATAAACCCAGCTATTCCTTGCGCTAATTGCTGTTGCTTTTGAGCCAACCTAGCCTCAGCCATCGCCTTCTCGTCGTAAGCGTATTCTAAATTTCTACCGTACTGAGCGTCTTGCATTTGCTGCGTGAACTGCTGAGCCTGACCAAGATTACTCAAAGCCTGAGTCTGAGCTTGCTGTTGAGTAGCTGCCTCTGCCCTCATTTGCTGTTGAGCCGCTTGTTGAGCCTGCATCACAGCACCTAAGCCTCTAGAGCCATACTGCTGAGCCGCTTGCGTTGTAGTGGCTAAAGACCTGTTAATGTCTTGCGTTCTCATCTGCATGAGTCGCTGGTCATAGGCGTTCTTCACTGCATCGTAATACGCAGATGGTGTAGTAATAGACGGTTGAGTGGCCTTGATATTCTCCACGTTTTGTTTTGCAGATTCAATATCAGCTTTGATGGCTTTTCTTCCTGTTGCGCCAGCAATGATGCCAGCCAATCCTCCAGCGGCTCCAGCGATTCCAGCAATTTGGTCTTCACCAAATTGAAAAGTTTTCTCGTTCTCTTCCGGCATTATTTCTCTTGTTCGTTATGTAGTGGTGATGGAGTGAGTGATAAGTTTACGGCATATAACTCAACATCATCAGTATTATCGTTCGTTAATTCTACCTTGGCATAGTAGTCTCTAATGTGGTCTCCGTTGATTACGCTGTTAGAAACCGCGATTAACGTTTGACCAAACAACCCGATAGCAGAGGAGCTAGTCTTAATTGTCTTTCTGTCTAACACCTCAGTGACGGTCAGTCCTGTTGGACTGGTTGACGAGCTGCCGAGTATTCTTATTTCGTCGCCAATTCCAAACGGCAAATTACTAATCCTCCCGTCAAACCCTACCTGATTAAGCGCCGAACCAGATAATGAGGTTACTTCACCAAGCACAATAATGTTTGAGCCAGAGGAATCAGAAACAGCAGAAGATGTATCCTTTGGGATAACAGAGTACCTCAGACCCTCCTTGGTTTCAAACATAGGTTCAGTGACATCCGTCGTCTGGGTTGAGTTTGATATGGTTGCTGACCAGCTATCGTTTCCCTCCAAGCTAATAGCGTCATAGACCTTTATCATGGAAGGATTAATCCTAGAGACCATTGTCAATTTTGAGTTGTATTGAGTACCGTAAAAATTATTGTTCGTGTTATTTACGTTGTGCCTATACATCTGCCCCTCCTCAAATGAGAAGAAGCGGTTATGGAGGTTGGTGTACATCTCTGGGTTAAAGGAATAAAGGCTTAACCAGTATCCCTTCTTTGTTCCATACGCAACGGTATTACCGTCGTCGTCTACCCCATCAGTAACCGATATGGAAACGGATGAATCAGCGAGTATACCAAACTTAATTAACGTCGAGGGGAATGATATTGAACCGTCTGCAGGGTTAATTAAGCCAACCCCACGATACGCTAAGTCTGATGTTAGTATATCAATCTTAAGGGGTGCTGTCCCTTTGCTTCGACTTGGGTCAACAAACACCGAACCCCGCTCTGTGAGTTTGTCAATGAACATGATTGAGCCACCCAAGCTATCCCACTCTGGTAAGTACGAATCGGACGTGATATTGGTGTCATTCCACTTAATGTAATCCTTATCCCAAGTCAGCATATTGTTACTCCCGTAAACCGGTTTTACTTTACCAGAAGGATTCGCTACCCTTGCGTCAGCTGGTGGTTTAGGCACATCGCCTATCGCATCACCGTCAACAATAATGTCATTAACATCTTGAGCCTCTGTCGTTACAATGTACTCGTCATTTTCGGGGTCTAGTCCACAAGGGATTTTTGGTATGGAGTCTCTAAGCAATAACTCTGCAAACAAATCCTCAAAGAATGAAGACATGCTCTTGTCACTGATAGGTTCTATACCATTGCTCGATATAGAGAATACCTTACCTGCATCCATGTCGCAGAAATAGACAATCCCGAATCTGTCTACGATGGACTCTGGGTTTAATCCCGGACCGAATGAGCCCGCAAAATATGTCTCATTTCCAAGCACGTTTGTACTCGTTACCAGCATCCCATCGCCCGCAGCCTCTATAAGCTGTCTGCCGATTGGGGTTGCGCTAATCTTTTTCTCCTGCATCACTAGGATACCATCACCCCTATCAACCAAGAAGCAAACAGCTCCGTGCTTAGAGTTGTAATCTTTATATGGATACAACACTGGGTTGAATGAAGACAGGTTGAGAACTGAAGAATCAGAAGCAAATGGTGCGCTGTAGGTAATCGCGGTATGCCTCCTTATTTCTCTTTGGTCTGGTGTTTCGATAGCAGGCCTCCCAATACTAACCGCTTTCGAATCAAAAAAATCATTCACTGATTCGTCCTCAACAATCCATTTTCTGTAAAGCTGGTTATCTGGTTTCGTTGGGTTGTAAAGGTATTGAATGGCCGAGTTAGAGTTTGGGTTGTATTCTATTTCAGGGTTGCTTAGCTGCTCCCTAATTCTCATATAAACATCCCCCTCCTCAATGGTCACGACACCCGGGTGTACACTGCTAGGTGAGCCTACCGTTGTAGTTGGTGTTGCGTAAATTTGGGCGGGTTGAACCGTAACACCTTGGCCCATAGGAGGAAAGCAGGTGTATCTAAAACTCCCATCATCTAACGGTTTAATAGATTGAACAATTACATTGTTGGCACTTCCGGTAATGTTAAGTTGGTCACCCTTGTAAAACCTCTCGGGTGATGAAAAGCTGTTTAAGGAGCTGGATATATTATATATTGGAGAAGAGCTTGCGCTGTCATTTGGCCTGTCTCCTGCGTGAGTCAAAACGCCACCAACTTCCACAATATCATACTGCTTGCCAACTTCATAGTACACTCTAGCTGAGTCCTCCGAACTCTTCTTTGGCCTACATATTTCAACTAGGCAGTTCTGAGAAAAGAAATCTTTACCAGTCGTAACATCACCACGCCCGAAGCCGCTGATGTTGTTGTCTCTAACAGTAAGGAACCATCCGGTCCTCCTATAATTGTTTTCATCTTCAGCTTCACTTGCGTCTGATAAGAGGATAGGGTTCTCATCATCATCGCCGTAATATGCATATGATGTGATTACGAATTCATGCAATGGTCGCTGAACATTCCCCTCCTCATCTTCATACTGAAGTACCCTAAGTATGTCGCCTTCATTGAAAGAATAAGAAATGTTAGCGCCCTTAAAATCCCTATATGAGTTTGACTTCCCCTCTAGCCCTCGGAGCGATAGAAATATTTGACCATTGATACCACCCTCTAACCCCTGAAGAATTGGTCTGGTCTTCAATCCATCATTTGACCTGATGTCAGTAAAGTCTGTTTGCTTTCCAAGAGCCGCTTCATTTACGATAATCTGGAGAATTTTGTCGTAAGAGGTGTTTTTAGAGTAGACTATAGAATACTTTGAAGCCCAGCCCGGAGGTGTGTGCAACAGCCTAAAATCAATCTCAGTCCTTCCTTGGTTGCCACCACGAGCCTGTTCTCCGAAGTGGCTAACGTACTTCTCATCGAGAGGTTGAACTCCGCTCTGACGGTTTCTATCATCGTAATAAACAATTCCAAAGTCATGAACAGCCCCAGCCTTAAAAGAAGTTACAGCTTCACCGTCTTGAGATACTATCTCAATAAGACCGTTATTAAGTTTGTAATCGAACCAATGAGAACGAATTGCACCGTCACCAACACTGTAATCTCTTAGGGTGTAGCCAGTTCCGTTAGTCTGTTGGTTTATGCTTAAATCAATCTTATCGTTTTGGTACATCCAAAGCGTAGAATATCTTACGCATCCCCCACGGTCCACTAAATTTCCATTAAAGGCTGGCTCATTAGTATCAATAAAATCGTTGCCGACGTTGGTGGAGCCGTTGTTCGCAAAGTGATATGGAGCTATCACAGTGTCGGCTGATAGCTCGACACCCGTGCACCTAACCTTGCAAGTAATCTTTTGTTCTTGTTCGTTGTAGATGGCTCCGGCTACAGAGAAACTAGCTGTGCCTGACATCCATGCAATCAATCTATTTTTTTCAGCGCCACTGGCACCGTTTACAGATTGGAATCCAGTTGTTCCTGCAAACATTGCGGTTGCCCCGCCAAAATTATCGTAATTAAAAAAACCCGGAGATACCCCAACTATGGCCTCAGGCATGTTAGATAATATCTCATTAGCTAAAGCCTCACCAAAATCTGAAACGGTTTCGTATCCCCCTACGGTAAAATCATGCACAAATTGACATGGTGATTCCATTATTAAATTCCCCACCCCTTGCTGGTGGCTATCTGGGTCTAGGATAGTAAGATTTTGAGAGTGAATTTCTTCATTGTCTAAATCATAGGTTGTTGCAGAAATCGAAAATCTCGTTTCAGCGGGGTCGCTATCTAAGTCGCAAGAGAACCCTAGTGCGCTACACGAAAGAGAAACGTTAATCGAACATTGACCGTTTTCAGGGATTCCTTCTTCTGGGAAGTCGCTAAGGTTAATGTCAAAGGAAATACCATTGGTGGTGCTATCACCAAATCTAGCCCTATTAAAAGTCCCGGTTTCTATGGTAGCCGCAAGAGCTCCACCGGCTTTTGCGCGTCTAGCTTCTTTATATTGGTCAGAGCTGATGTCGCTAAGGGACTCATTCATGGGCTCATTATCCTCCATGAAGAAATCTGCCTCCTGAGCAATTTGAATATTTGGGTGGTAAACCGGATAGCTATTAACGTTAGTACTTGAAAGGTTGTCAAAACCCTCTAGGTAGTTTCCATAAAGCAAACGACCGTTTGATACGGCTTGAGCCATTGCTGCTCTAGGTACAGAGTCGTATGGCTTGTTAGCTTCTTCGTCAGAGATAAACGAATAGACTTTATCGTTCCTAAACGTATGTAACTGATAATCTTGATTAGCGTCGTTATTGAGTTCGGCTATCTTTTGAAACCCCCCATCGTTGTTTCTTCTAGCGAACACCCTAATCTTATCTACGGGCCCGTCAGAATTTTTAATCGTTAACCTAAGCTCGTTGTTGAAAGACTCTAAGTACTGAACTGCATTAGAGTTGTATGCTAAGTTTGTGCTACTAACCGCGAGAGACGAGTAAGCAGAGAGAGCGCTTACCTCACCATCATCATAAATGTACTGGTACGCAAACTGAAAACAACTCTCCTTTAGATTGTTTGTCCTCCTACTTGAATTGGTTTGAAATTCCCAAGTGATAACGTCTTGTGGGGGTTGCTTGCAAACCGTTAGGTACTTGTTCTTTTGAGTATCAGTACCAGTAGTCATTATGCTGTTGTACCCTCCGAATAACAAGCGCGTTGCGTTCACCTTCCTCGGCTCATTCCTGTTATCGGTGAAGTACAGCAAGTGTTCCTGAAATTGATTAATAACAACGTCGCCCTTGACAAATCCGTCGCGCTCAAAATTGAGAACAGAGTCTTCGTAAAGCTTTACGTAGTTGTCATTCACTGAGTCGTAACGGTAAATGCCGTGGTTCAATTCAGAGTTGTACAAAAAGAAGTAGATGCACTTACCTGCTTCACATGGTACAACTCCGATAACCCTATTGTCTCCAGAGCTTGGGATAGCATCAGCAGTGGTTGCGGCTGACACAGCTTCAGTCCCTTCAATATTTTTTACAATCCCTTGGTCACCACCATCCTCATGGGACACGCGAATGTTGAGCGCGTCTGTCATTTCAAACGGCTTAACTAACCTCTCATCTTCATCCTTGTTGAGGTACTGAGGTACAAGCTTATCTATAGCCATTAGTACTTAGGTGATTGCTTGAAGTTCTTTCTGATAGTCTTCAATGCTTCTTCAGCACTGAATGCCTTCAACCGTGCGTTTGCCTTACGGCGCTCGTTGTAATATTCTTGCCGTGCTCTAGCCTTCTCGCCCATAGGTACGCTAGACTTGCGCTCAATCAGTTTGTAGTAAATGTACATTCTAAGAGCCTCTTCAGCCTCGACCTGAATTGTTGGGTCAACCGACCTAGCCTCATCAGCAATGTACTCGATTACAACTTCATCTTCAGTGACACCTGAAAGCTCGATTCTATTTTGGTCTAGGTTTAGTCTGTATTGCCCTTCGTAGAATCCACCGCCTAGCCCATAAATCTGACCGACGTTATTCTGGTAGATGTAGTTGCTGAATACAACGTAATCATCATCACCAAAGATTCCAGTTCCCGTTGCACCTGTCTTGGATTCAACCCTATCGTAAACACCATCTCCGTCTGAATCAATAAAGTTTCCAGCTGCGTCAGCGTCATACTTCTGAGAGTAGTTGATGTTCTTGTTCTCACCAAAAACATAGACTAACCCATCCTCTTTAACCACACCAATCTTTACCAAGCTTACAAAGTCGTCTGGCAAAGCCACAGTATCGTTAGAGGCAACTGACAGCTTAAGAGAGCGAACACGCTTCAGCATATCAAACCCCATTTCTCGGATTCCTCTGAGAGCAAAGTTTCTAATCACTACATCAGACACGTTGCTAACGTAGTCGTCAGAGTCAAGCGTAAGAACAAAGTCATTGATTACTTGGTCTATGGTTACTAGGTTCCTTGCCATCTATTATCGCTTTTGAGATTGACTTTCTGCGTAGGTGTAGATGTTAGTGTCACGCAGATTAACACCAATCAACCTAGCCATCTCCTCTATAATCTCTGGGGTGTAGTGCTCAGGCAGTTCAAAGTCAACACTTGTAGAAGCATCGTATGTTTCTTTGTTGTTGTTTGTGGTGAACCCGAACTTAGGCATAGACGCTGTCCTTGCACCCGTGGTTGGATTGATACCCTCCGGCTGCTTGTAGTATCTCACCCGAATCTTCTTTATGCTTTGTGGGTAGACTTCAATCTCGTCGTCAAGAAAGGCTACCGGGGATGTTTCAGTTGGGGCGCTAAGGTTACTATTAAGTATGTACTCAATCTTTTCCTCATCATACTCAACTGGAACGGTGACAGAAGTGTTAGTCCCCAGCAACAAGCTACCGTCGGTCTTAACACTAATGATTTTAGCTAGGTCGTCTGGCTTTTCGAAGTGAGCGTTTAACGTTCTTGTAATCGCATTGGATGTCTTAGAGAACATTGACATATCCTCCTTGAGTTGCTTCGTCTCAGACTTGTCCCTACCGCCATCTATGCCGCGTTTGCGCATAGCGTTAGCAGTCATCAAGCGCTTAAAAATAGCGTTGAAGACATTTGCCTGAGCAATAGGAGCAAAGGAGTTAAACTCAGTGGGTGTGACAAAACCTCGCTGGTCCTTATTTGCGATGTCTTTCAGTGCATTGTAAACCTCTCGAACGCTTGCCATAGTTAGGGAATCTACAGCAAATATACAGAAAAAGAAAGGGGGCGTGTTGCCCCCTCTCCCCAGTTAGAGTACGATAGACAGTTAAGCAATGTCATCCAGCTGGCGTTCCAGCTCAGATAGGACACTTGAACCCTTATCAGTCATTACAAATCTAGTCATAACTTCTGTTTTATCCTGTCCTACAGGCACAGAAACTATCAACTTTCCAGTATCAAACCACACCACAGCTCCACTTCGCTGTTCAATAATTTGAAAATCAAATGATTGTGCGACTGTAGTTCTAGCCATTACCATAGGGCTGTCGATAAGTCCCATGAATTGCGATGCGTTACGCTTAGCCGCCTGAACCAGCGCCCTCTTAATTGATAGGTCTGACTGATTCGTGTTGATGTTTAATGCCATGGCTACCGGCAGCAAGTCATCAATCGATTTGGATTTGATGAGTGAGATAGCATCAGTCGTAGCAAACTCTGCCTCAAGCTCAAGCTCTGATTTTTTCTCATCATTCGCCAGCTCAAATACACTACCACCGTTGGCCTTGTTGTCTGGATGTAAGTCCAAGAACTGTTGAAGATTTGGCTTGTCGTATGGTACAGACAAAATCTTATTCTCGAATACTACGTGCTCAAGCTTTGAAATTTGGGATTGCTCATCAACATAGATTGAAGGCTCTCCGGGACAGTATCTAATCTGTCTCACCGCTTTCTTTTCCTCGTCGAAAATATTAACGTTCTTACATCTAAGCTTGAAAAAGATTCCCCCTTTGTTACCAACCATCTGGTAAACCTTTGGGACTCTGGTTCCGTCTGGTAGCTGTCTTTTGACCTTAGCTACTTTCTTTTTAGACGTTGTTTCGGGTGCTGTTTGTGGAGGTCTACCCGGTGACCTTTTAGTTGCCTGTGGCATATTGAATCGGATTTAATTAAAAGGAAAGTAATGAAGGGGAGAGCCATTCCCTCCCCCGCATTACGTATCAGAATTATGCAGTCGCCTTAATCAAAACGTGCTGGTTAGCAGCACGAGTGACCAAGCAGCACTCAGAGCGGTAGTTGAACTTAGCCAAGTCCTGAGTATCGTTGGTGAATCCGAGGACACCACCACCAGTTACCCAGTGCTCCATCTCACGGCTGTAGCCGTTAGTAGCCTTGTAGTTCATCTCCAATGCAGGAGCTCTGTTGCCAGACTTTGGGTCAACAACGTTAGCGATTGGAATCATAACGCCAGAAGCAACCTGCTGTCCGATTGAAGTTTGTCCCAAGAGAGTTGGGTCATTCAACAATTTCCATGCGTGCTTGTGGAACGTGTAACCACCACGGCTGAACGACTTGAAGCCCAAGTTCAAAGCCATGTCCTTGTCGTTGTTGAACGCACCGTATGCAGCCATCAGACCACCGTTACCAGACTCGATACCAGCGATAGCATCGTCGAGCTTGAGGAACTGGTTACTGTTAGCGTAGACAGCGTACTCTGCAGGAGCGCCGTTCTTGTCCAACTGCTTTACGATAACATCGAGGTCATCCAAAGCGTCGATGATATCAGAAGTAACGATACCTCTGTCCTCAATAGCAGCGAAGTACCCTTCAGTACCTGCAACTCCAGTAACAGCAGAAGTCTTCTCGCCGAGCAACATGGTCATCTCACGCTTGTCCAAGAAGCGCTGACGAGTGTCTGCCTCAGACTTGATGTACCATCTGTAGTCGCCACCACCGAGGTCGATGTAGCCGATGTTGGTTGCCTGAGAACCGCTAACCTCGTACACCTCCTTAACGATGGCGTAGTCATTGATTCTTCTAACAACATTAGACTGCAAGAAATTACCGGGCTGGTCTGAACCCTGAGCGAACATGTTACCTACGATTGGCAGGACTGCAGCATCGGCAACAGCACTCGCATTTCCGCTAAGAGTAGCAACACTTACCGTAGTGCCAGAAGCAGCTGTAACGTACAAGCGCTCACCGTCAGCTGGGTTAAGCAGGATGTCACCAACTCTAGCAACCATTGCTGTGGCGTTATCACTACCAGCAGCAGTTACAGTGATGTCACCAGTAGTTGCTGATGCAAAACCAGTTGCGACTGCTTGACCTTGGTGCAAACGAGCTTCTTCGAAGTACTGAACTTGGTCAGCAGTTCCGGCTGCGTTTACAGCACCGGTCAACTTCAAGAAGCCGGTGATACCTTGGTCACCATATTGCTTAACGAGCTGAGCTCGAACGTCAGGTGCGTTAACTTCGTTGATGAAGTCATAGAGAGAAGTGTACTTGGTGGGGTCAGCCAAGTTGAACAAGCTGTTCTTAACCCCTTTGGGAGTAAATCCATCATTGGAGTTACCCGTTGGTTGAGAGACTGTAATAGCCATTAGTTCCTAATTTTTAGAATTTAAAAGATAAAGAGCTCCCTCCTCCGAATGCTTTCAAAATCTGCTCGTCAAGACTATTTGATTGTGGTGTAGTGTCTCTTTTAGTAGGCTCGTTGCTAATGTTGGCTGCGTTCTGAACAACCTTACGTTGTCCGTCACTTAGCCCTTGTTGGTATACCGACTTCACAATGCTATCGATGTTGTCCACCAAAGCTCTGTGAGCATTAAGCTTTTCAAAGTTCCAACTACCACCCTCATTCACATAGTCATCAAAGTATTCTTCAAGACGAGAGTTCTTGCTGATGAGAGATTTTCTGTACTCATCTTTGATTCCATAGGTGAAGTTCTCACCTGAAGGTAACTGGAAGATAAGTCCGTCAAAGTCATTTACCTCAGCAGTCATGGATTGAATCCATTCATCGGTAATGGGAGATTGCACTTCAGTTTCTCCTCGCTCGTTGACTGGCAATTGATACCCGTCTCTAAGTTCAGAGATTGTTTTACGTGCTGATTCCGCGTCCATCTTAAGCTGCAGCTTTGCAAGGGCAACTTCGTTTTCGTCGTATCGGTCCGCATCCAGTTTGTACTTGTTATTAACCAGCATGTTAATCTCATCCATGGACAGATTATCGTGCTCAATAACCATCTGGTTTCTGATAGCAGTTACGTCATCCATTTCGGTTGGGTTCAACTGCTGATACTTATACCAGTCTTCTGGGCTACGTCCCGTCTTCTTAACGAAGTCGTTAATCGCTGCTACGCGCTCGTCGATTTCTACGGGTTTATTTGAAATCATCTGAGACAAGTAATCGTAATCAGAGACTTGAGTTCCAAGCTTTTCGCTTAGGTAATTCAAAACCTCTGAATCGATATCTACCTCAGGTTTGATATCATTCGTGTTGGTTACTTCCTCTTGAGCAGGCTCTGAAGGTTGAGCTTCAGGCTGAGCATCCATCTGGATGTTTTCAGGAGTAGTCTGTTCAACAGGAGTTTCGTTCTGTACAGGCACATCAGTAGTGTCTGCAACGGTTTGGTCCACAGCATTGTCTGTAGGTTCTTGTGTAGGCATTTCATCACTGAGTGTAAACCCAGCATCTGCCATCACAGTTTTTAAATTATCATTCATGATTAACTAAATTTCTTTTTTTGTCCCTTAGGGGGGTCTTTCTTGTGGCCACCTGCCGACCAGAGAAACCTATTAGCCCAATACGCTGCACTGCCTTTCCTAGCAATGTTCTTTGCATGCCTGCTCCTAAATGCTGAACGGGCCTCGTCGCTGTAGTTGTTGCCCATGCTCTGGTCGCCAAATCGAATGAGAACCCCATCCTCTTGGCCGGGACCAATAGTGCTTACCACGGCAGCTTTTTTGGTGCCATGACCTCTGGTTAACTTCGGCTTGTTTACACCAGCGAATCCTAACCTCTTTGCTTTCTCTGCAGCCTTAGACATGCTACAAATATAGCAACATGTTGTGAATGTTTATTTTACTGGTAGTTCAGAAGACCTGAGGCTAATATGAGTCTCGTGAATTCCGTACTCACCCTCCGGTATAACATGAAGGCAAATAGCTCCGTCAGGCTCAATGATGGTAATCTCATAACCCTCTGGACCCACATTCAACGTTTCATACGTAGCGTAGCTAACCCCGTCGATTATCTCGCACTCCTCAAACTCAGATTCAGCTGTGCAGAAGGTTATGTACTGAGCTACCCTGTCATCATTCCAGACAATCGGCAGTTCAGTGCTTTCGTCAACTTCGATGTAATACGTCATGATACTGAAACTAAAACCATATTCGACTGCTGCCCTTGTACTGGGATTACTCTATTAACGGTAAGTCCGTCAAACATGCTCAAATCCTCAATAGCCGTTCTTGATGCGCCCTCTATAATTAGTTCGCCTTCAGTAATGTTTCCAGCAGTGTGTCCTGTTACGTATGTCTTACCGTCCTTGACAAATGCAGCCCCATAACCAGACCTAGGACCACTACCATAAACCTTAGTGAATCCAGTGTAGGTACCATCTCTATCCCACCCAGAAGTCTTTGAGCCAGTCTCATCCCACTGGACATTGCTATTGGCATATCCAGCTCTATACAGATATCCGTCATCGGTTACGACATGGCTTGAATACCGTCCAAAACCAACAGAAATCACATCGTTCAATGCGCTACCACCAGCAATTGTTGTAATTACTGGAGTTGTCGTTGAACCCGACTTGCCTAAGCTATTGCCATTGTTGTATCCCCAGACGTAAAGACTGCCATACCCATCACCCGCTGTTGCTTCAATAATTGCTCCACCTCCGTCATACCCAGCTGATATGTCTATTGCATTAGTCACGCCAGTAAGCTTTGTAAGTGTTGATGTGTTACCGCTAGTTGTTCCTTGTCCAGTTCGATAACTAGCGTTGCGACCAGCCACATAAACTTCTCCGCTATCATTCATAATGATGGTGAAGTTTTCTCCCCTTTCTACTCTAGTCCAGTTTGTTGCGGTCCCTACTTTAGTCCAGCTGGTTGTGTTCGTGTTGGTTCCATTTCCGGCCTGCCGATAGTAGTTATAACCCAAGTGATAATACTCCCCGTTTTTTATTGCGGCAAACTCAAACCTACCCCCAGCAATATCCTCCCAGTCAGTATCGGTACCAAATTGAGTCCACGTTGTTTGAGTTCCATAGCTGTTGTAGCTACCACTCCTGTTAAGCATCCACAACGTTCCGTCGCCTTTTAGGGCCCAAAAGTTAAAGTATTGATTTGAAACTACCTTATCAAAGATATGTGTGGTTGAACTTGTGAATGCATACTGCTCTGGGCCTAAGTCCGAATCAACGCTAGAAAAGTCGTATACCCAATTGTTTACAGAGTCCCCAAACATGTAGGTTCCAGCACCTAAGCTTCGACCTCCAGCCGGAACGTCAAGACCTGATATAGAAGCTATGTTAGCCATTGATAATCCTGAGTATTCTGAAATGTCTGGCATGTCCGGTCATCAAATTACGCAATCTTGACATACTCTGGAGATGGGTCAAACCAAATGATGTAGTGATTCACTGACGATATGGTTACAGCGTTTATAACATAGCCCATCTGCCGTCTATATGTACTTGATGTGGTTGGTGCAGCTAGCGTTAAAACGCCAGCACTAGCTGGGTCCAGATAAAGAGGGTCTCCATAGCTACTGCTGAATGTTCCGTTCACAGCAGACTGAGGAATCGCAACCATACCTCGGACATAAAAATTTCTGCTTCCTTGACCCCCATTTACTGTAATAACTGTAATACCTGCAATTTGGTTTATGTTAGTAGACGAACTAGAAGCATCCAGCAATTCTGGGGCACCCGCCGCCGCCGACATAGTGTGAACCTTGAAGGCTGTCACGTCGCCAGCCTTAGTAAAACCCATTAGGTCTCCTGCACTATTTCCAGATAAGCCCAAGTACGGACCAACGTCTGAACCGTCATAAAACTCCCCGTATCTGACGTTTGCGTCTGGCTGATACTCTATTTTTCCCGACACCTCCATCACACTGCCATCCCACGTAAGGTCGGCTTCTGCGTCTATATTGGAGCTGCTGTCACCCGCTGTAAGGATTCGGTTTTCTGCGTAGTTATCTATGGTGACACCACCACTAGCGGAAGCCCACTCAAGGTTTACATCTGAGCCGGAGACAGAGTTGACCTGCAGAACCTGATTAGCCGATGGCAGTCCTGCGGGGAAGAAAAGGTTCTGGTCTGCAGACGCAGACGAGTTTGCCATCAAGCAAACATAATCAGTACCTACAGCACCTGCGAACAGCTTAAGACACCCCTGCGCACCAGAAGTATCCTCAAGGATTTGCATGCCGCCAGAAAGAGAAGTTGTAGAGGCTCCGGCATCGCTTGAGAACATGCTAAAAACGTTGTCCCCTGACGAGTTTTGAAAGAAAAGCCCAGAGCTTCCTGACGCAAACGTAAAAATTCTGGTGCTGGACGTTGCGGTTAGGTTGGTTGTAGCTAGGTTACCGTCCTCTTCAGTAAGTATTTTTTTCCAAGTGGACATGGGCTGCTATTATTTAGCAACCTCCATAGCCTCGGCTGGCTGCTTTTTCTGCTCTGCTTTTTGAAGCCGTTCGAATTCCTTATCGACCTTCTCTAATAGGGCGCTTACTATTTTAGCGTCAGCGGCCTTTATGGTTTGATTTTCTACTGATGTCTTTACGATGTAAAGTTCGTTAAGCTCTAATTTCATTGTAATGATGTTTATGGTCTATTTGGACTTCAATTGATTTTGTAGCTTTTGCACTATGTCTGCCAACAAAAGTACATCCTTCCCGTCAAATTTGCAATCATGCAAAATTTTTAGGATGAATGTTAACTCTTGTTGGGTCAGGGTGTCAGTGGTAACCCCACCGACATCCCTGCCCTTACCAAGAATAGGCATTATTAATCGATATACAAGTACAGGCCTTTAGTACCAGCCGTTCCATCATTATAGAACAAAGCCCCGGTAGGCATAATCGAAGACGTTGGGTCAGCAGCACCCTTCGTAAGTGCAGCGACACCCATGCTTGGGTATGAGCCCACAGCACCGTCATCCTTAAACTCCCATCCAGCAACTCCTGCGCTGCTGTCCTTCCAGAGGAAGTTTGCTCTGTTGGCTGCTGTACCTGAAGTGTCTACAATGAGACCAGCTGAAGTGGCGTTGGCAGCTGTGCCAGCACCATCTGCTACCAAGATTGTCTTGTCTTCAACAGTCAAAGTCTGAACATCAACTGAAGACGTTGCTCCGTTTACAACAAGGTCACCATAAATAGTGACAACTGGGTCACCACCATTGGTTGTTGCCGCAGCAATCTTCATTACATCTACAGCAGCGTTCTGAGTCATACCAGATGACGAGCCGGGGTCTGAAGCCTTAAAGAAGATGTCACCACCAACTCCAGTACCCGTACTAAGACCTGACGTGAATGTGAGGTCGCCACCCGACAAGTTAACGTCTCCAGAAGTAGCAGCATTGACACCACTCATGGATATCATAGCAAGCAAGTTCTGGTCTAAGTCCAGCGTTGGGACTACGGTACTTCCGTCACTGGTGATGTTGTCTCCGCCAATAACGGACGTAACCGTACCAGAATTGGTCGTGTATCCAAGGCCGGTGACGAATGCGTGAATCTGGTCACCTGTAGCAAGAGCAGTTCCACCGTCTGCCACCGCACCCGTTACGATTGTCAGCGATGGGGTTGTCGTGCCGTTAGCAACAGTTAGCTGGCTAGTCGTTGCTGAAGAAACTGAAGTGACAGTACCTGTGTTCGTTGTGTACCCAAGTCCAGTAACGAATGCGTGAATCTGGTCAGCCGTAGCAAGTCCCGTACCTCCATCTGCAATAGCCGCTGTCTTAGCTCTTACCGCTCCACTTCCGTTTGTCGCAGACAGCTCGATGGTTACACCATCAACAGTAACTTCAATTTCGTCCGCGTTGGCAGTAATACCATCACCGCCAATCACATTCAGCGTGGGGTTTATTGTAGATGTTCCGGTTTGGGTCATACCCGCTCCAGCAATAACTGACGTTACAGTACCCTCGGTGCTGCTTAAGCCACTAATTGCTGTCTGAATCGCGTCATAAACCGCGTCCTCTGAGGGAACTGTGGTGGTTACGCCGTTCGTTACCGTTTGTGTAATGTCCGTCTCAAGTAAGACTCTTTTCCAATCTGCCATGATTTTTTGCTTAGAATTTCGTTGCTAAGATACAGAGTTTCAGTTTACCCCAAAATAAATATTATCATCTTCGTCGGCATACATGCCCCCCGCAAAAGCGGTTGGTGGACTAGCTACAGGAAATCGTTTAAATTCTACGACACCGTCGAGGTTAACATGACCGGTACCATTTGGTGTAAAGATAATATCCTGATTACTCGTAGAGACGATAGACTGTCCGTTGATATCTAGGTCGCCACCTAACTGAGGAGTCGTGTCCTCAACTACGTTTTGTAATCCAGAACCGCTACCGCCTACCGCAGTCCAGTTGCTTGTGTTTTGCCAATCACTATTATCTACTAACTGATACTTGTCTTCAAGCCCAACAACAGATTGACGCGGACCATCGTATACGTACAACGTATCGTCGTTACACATATAAGCCAAGTATGGAGACGAGCGATTCGCCTCGGACAGACTATTCCTTTCGGATACGGTATTGAATATACCAATACCCCTAGTCTGCTGGAGAGCTAACTCAAGCAGCTTTGCTGAATCTGATGAATGCGATAAGGGGCCGTTAAACTCTGGCATATTAAGACTCCGTATTTCTTAGTAAGTAATAAGTACCTCTGAGGCCAACGTTGGCTAATGCCGTGTACAGCCTCAATACATGAAATGGAATTTTATTGCTCGCAGTTCCAAATTGAATCTGCAAGTCCAGCCCTTCTTTTAGGAGCCAGAAGTCGCCTGTAGTCTGTGGTGGTTCTTCTATTCGTTGTGTATAGTTATTGCCTCCGTAGTCCTCAAAGAAATCTTGATTAAGGTTTCCTCCGCCAGTCAAGTCCTGATAACCACCACTGCCATCAGAAAAATAATACGAAGGAACAAACACATATACATAATCACCTACCGCCTGAGTGTTAGGCACAATCATAGATACGCTGAGCTGAGATGTGTTACCATCAACTAAGTCCCCAGTAGAAGTAATCACCTCTGGGTAGCTGGAGATTCCGTTATTAGACGTAACGCCATCGTACATGTTCTGAAAATCAGAATCAGAACTCGAAGCCGTAAGCCCGGTCGAGCTCATAATCATTCTAACAGGAACCCTGTTTACCACATATACCGATGACTCGAAGTCACAGTGAGGCGAGTTGATGGTGGTGTATGGCCTAACATTATCCCACACTTTTACTTTATAAGTATTGGAGTCGCCGATAGCAACATCACCGTCATCGATATTAATTGTAAACGTTCCGGTTCTTCCGTTACTATCTAATGACTCGCCTGATATATCTACCACGCTTCCGACTAAGCTATTGCTAGCATCTAGAACTGCATAGCTATCCAAGCCAACTCCTGAAGTCTCAACCTCTACTTTAAACTTTAGATTACTCTCCCCATTATATAACTGTCGATTGAAATCTGTTTCGTCACTAGAAACTGTGGCCGTAGCATTTGTAGCTCGCTGCAGGCTGATGCCATTGGTATTACTTACATTAAGTAACCTAGGCGGTGTGTATGCAGGGTTGTAAGTAATCTCAGAACTAAATACCTCACCTTGACCATTGTCTGGTTCTTCAGCGCTGACCTTCCAAGTGATGTGTTCGTTAGTTGGGTTCTCTGAAGCAAAGGCAAAACTGTAAAGCTCTTCGTGCGTATAACTTGCAGTTGAACCTGTAACCCCTGTCTCTGTATGGATGAGAGAGAAGGAGCCACTACCAATCTTTTTATAGAACTTGAAGGTAATGGTGGAGCCTTGGGATACGTTTGGATTTGTTACCGTGGCTGTAATCTGAGCCGTCGCGTTGGTGATTGGCGTGTCGCTAAAACCCACGTTACTCGGGTTAGCAGATATTGAAGGTGCTTCTATCTCACCTAATTGAATCAGCGCCTCTCTAATGATATCAAGAGCGGTCTTCGTTCCGTCGCCAATTGCGATGGTGTCGGTATGAGAGAACTTACCAAAGTTTCCCCCGTCAGGCAAGAACACCTCAATAGCCTCATCTAGAAAATCCTGAGAAGCTACGTCACCAAAAGCAACAGAGCCAGAACCATCTGTGATTAAGGCTTGACCTGAAGTTCCGTCAGATGTTGGGAGCGTGTATACTGATGCCTGCGTATTCGTAGAAGAGCCAATAAAGAACTTACCGTCCGGAAGATTAGGAACATCGTTACTCCTTCCTGAACCATACACCATGCCGCTTCCATTGCTACCATGCGACTTGATGACTACACCTAGGTTCTGAATGAGATTCGTTCCGGTCGGCTTTACGTTTGTATAACCGCCTGTCTCCCCAACATAGACTACATCACCTGCGGTAAAAGCAGACGTATCAACCCCAGAAATCAACCCAACGACAAGAGCTTCGCCCTCAGCCTCATCGTCCAAGTCTTCATTCAAAACAAACGTAGCTGGCATAGCGGAGGCAGTGTCTGCACGTGCCGCAATAACGTAAGCGAGCTGACCTTGTGGTGAAGCGTCAGTAACAGCGTGGACTGGAGTTCCCTTTAAGAGCTGACCACCAGACACGTTCTTTACTTGCTGGGTTACGTTATTGTCATCAGGGATATGTTCGAGAGGTACATTTTCCCAAAACCCGCTGGAAGCATTATACTGAAGAATGTCATCATCTTGAACATTGGTGATGTTGACATCGGAGATTGTAGTTACTGAGATTGTGGCAACAGGAGATACTGTCGCGGAAATGCCTTTGCTTACCGCGAACGATACTCCAGTAGTACTACCCCTTACTAAGGATATAGCTGGACCTTTGCTCAGTGAAAATTGAATCTCCATTATATGCTAACGTCCTCATTGATTTTGAAAGTTCCGTACAGCCAAGTGGTAACCACACCACCCACTGTTGCTTGAATGTCGTACACGTATAGTCCTGAATCAACACCGGACATATTGGTAGCGGACACAGTAAATTGAAGATTGCCGCTATCGTCGGGGTCATATGTAATCTGCTTCCCTTCTGAGTTGTCAGTGTCCTCGGTAGTTAGAATCAAATCATCAGCAGCTTCACCGCCCGTCGATGTGTCGCTAGTCCTTACCTCAAACTTAAATGTATGCCCACTCATATCGAGAGCGGTTCCAGATGAGTTAGTGATGTCCAAGTCAAGCAAGAACGTATCACCCTTTCTGCAGGTGATGTCTACTCTTTGTGCTGTGTCTAAATTGATTACGTTAGCCATTTCCGAAAAGCTCATTAATTACATCTTGATTACCAGCAGAGCTAGTTCCCTCTAGCTCCCCCCGCAATCCTTGTCTTTGAGAAATCAACTTTGATTGCTCCATAGCCTGCTTAGCTACACGCTCATCCTTACGGTCCTCCTTGAGTACCTCAATCTTTTCTCTGAACTCTTTCTCATCGGCCTTGAAACCTAGGCTAGATTCAGCCCTTATAATTTCAAGTTCCTTTCTCATGGCATGAAGGGCAGAAGCCACTTGGACTTCCACCTGACCTTTGAGTTGAATCTTTTGAGCTTCCAACTGAGCCTGCATCTGCATCTTTTGAGCTTCTATCTGCATAGCCTGTTGTTGCGCTTGAGCGTTAGCTTGAGCTTGCAGTTGAATGTTTTGCTGCTGTTGCGACTGAAGTTCTGAGAGTCTTCTCTTTCTTCTCACAGCAAGAAGTCTTTGAGCTTGGTCAATATCCTTTACCTGACGAACAGCCATAGCATCCTCAAGGTCTATCTCTTTTTGAGCGAGGGTGGCTTGTACGTTTTGCTCAAGGAATATTCTATCGTCATCAGACATTTCCTGCGTCACCCTTACACCAAAATTGTACATGGGTAACTCGTTAAAGCTATGTAGAATCTCCATCGACCTTTCACCAATGGACTTCTCGTAGACCCTATACAATACCGAGTCGTTAGGAATTACCTGCAAGCACTTCACTACGTCGTCACAAACCCTCTTGTACAGAACCATGCTAGCGTTCGTAATGTCATACAACGCATTGTTCCCTGCTGCAATTGCCTGCTGCTGAACACCAACCAGAGCATCACCCTTCGGTGTGCTAGCATCCATTACCTCGTTGATTCCGGTCGCATCCCGAATCATACGCAAGTAATGATTGTACAGATTAATGTACTCGTTAATGTTTCTGATACTGTTTTCTATGGAGCGAATAGGAGGGTTTTGGAATCCGCCCTCTGGGTTCTTGCTTCTGTAGTAGAACACACCCGTCTGCTCATATATGTCCTGAATCTGAAGCGGTTGCAATTCACCACCTCTACCGAGCTGTACATTTTCCAATCCCTCGATGTCAACCAAAACTCCATCAGGTTTAGCTTTAGCTACGGCCTGCTGAATCTTTAGGTGTGTGAGTTGAAGCTGGTCGGCAAACCCAATGACACTACCTACGATAGACTTCGGTTGCATCTTACGCAAATTGGTGCAAGCAATGCTATACGAAAGCCTAGCCTTTGTTAGGTCATGAATGTTTTTAGGGATATTCTTTTTGATTCCGTAATCGTAAATGATGTCCGTACCCATGATATAAGAACCTCCGTACACAGTCTGGTTCTCCATCTTGTATGGCTCTCTGTCGTAAACAGAACTACTCGGCATCTTGTAGTCAGAACCCTTAAAGTAGAATCCACTATTTCCAAATTGAGAGTCCTTGCTTTCGTAGTAGACACAATCCACAGACAAGTACTCGAACTCCATAACATCAATTAGATAGTCGTCATATCCATACGAGTGCTTTCTTGAGTTCCTGTCATACGCCCTATTGTGAAATGCAGAGGTGTCATTGTAGTTTTTGTGCATGACCGTCTGTGCCAGCTCCTCAAACTTCTTCTCGTCTATCTGACCCGATGCTTGACGCTTCAGCTCCTGAATGCTTATCCTTCTAATGTGGCCAGCATAAACGATGTCAGACATGTTAGGGTCATCCGTGTAGCTGTGAAGGAAGAAAGCTGGGTCGATGTACTTTGTTGTGATTCCGTAGTTCGGGTCATTGTCCCTTTTAACTACGCTCATACCACACACCACTAAATCCTCAACAGCTCTTCGATAAACGTTCTGGTCGAAATCATTCCAATCCAAGGTTAGGGCTATACCAAGTTGCGCTGCAATCTCAGCATTGGTCTTCATGTTTTGCTCCATGAATATCTCAGCCTCTTCCGTTGTTTCGGGAAGAATGTCTGGGTCAATCTTTGGGGACAAGCCAAGTGCCTTAGCCTGTTCAAGGATTTCTTTATCCTTAATGGAAGACTCTACATCTGCTTTAGCTTTTTCCTTTTCAGCCTTGCTGATTGGGTCGATGGCCTCTACAGACGGGTAGGGCTTTCGGGATAGGATGCGGTTCACCACAACCTTCACGAACTTAGGAACAATTGGAACTGGGCTCCAATCTAGATTTAACAAACTCCCATCACCATTGTTCGGGTCGAGTGAGTTTAGAATCTGTTTGTAAACAGACGTGTCTTGAGTTCCGTTTGCATAGTCACGATTTTTTTCAAAGTCATGCATCCGACGACGAAACAAAGACGACTGGTCATCTCCATGACCCCACTGCCCTTCAATTGCTTTTGCAAACTTGAGGCCGTAAGCCTTACCCGATTTTTCTTCTGGTGACGCAAAGGGGTCTGGAAAATTTCCGTATCTGTTATTTTTGTTCCCTTGGGTCATTATGTATTCTTTGGGCTCATGTGCAAATATAGCAATACACGGCGAGCCTTATCTCGGTTTATATCTCCGGAAGAAAACCTTATCTTCAAAGTTTGCTGGTGGCTTCTTGGGCTTTACTTTTTGAGCCGCCAATAGCGCTAATCCTGAACTAATCGAAAGGTCGAACTTAGTTCTCTTGTCGATTTTAAATCCAATCCAATCTTCTAAGGTTCTGTTGAAATACATCCTACCCGGATTGCCCGATTCATCAAGACCTACATGGTTGTGGACATAGTCTTCAATAGCTGAAGCATGAGCCTGTATAACGTCTTGAGAGTTAGACGGTATGCCCTTTGTCTTCACCGCTGCACCCCCATATGACTTAAGATGCTCTGGCCTCTCCATAACATAACCATCGTAACCCCTTGATTCAAAGTATCTTACGATACCATACTTATTGTTTTCTATAAGGAGAGGGTACCCATAATACACAGCAGCCATCAACACATCCTCGTAGAATATCTTAGCCATGGGTGGGCGGCTTGCATACTCGGCTACGAACATATTGCTAGCATCGTTCATACTAAACTTGTTGTATATGTGACAAGCTCCCTTCGAACCACGGCTATCTATCGTAGCGTCCAAGTCATAAGAGTCAACCCCACCGCAGCCTAGGTGTGAGTTTGGGGGGACCCATTTACCTCTTTCAGAGCGAAGTATACTCCTGCTCTCCTTGTCCGGCATCCAACACACATGCCACCTGCCTTGAGGGTCTGGGTTAAATGTCACCTTGGTATCCTTTACTCCGTTTGCCCACTGGAAATTCCCACGAACAACTGGGTTTGGGAACAGCTCATCGTTATGTTCTATCTGCTCGTAAATCTTTCCAATGTTAAACAGACTACCCTCGATACTATCTCTGAATGCCTCGTCAGGTGTAAATGGAAACTGCCGAATTAATTCGTTTAGTTCTTTAGCGTCTCCCCTCAATGAATCTCTTTCATTCTTGAGAAAGGTCTTAGCACCAAAAGACATAGTATCTCCCTCAAGAGTTTCTATGGGTTCTTCCGGGTCTTCTACTATGGGGTTTCCGAACTTGTCAAAGAACCCTTCGAGTGACTCGTAGGCAGGGATGAATAATCTGTACAGTCCTGATGTGGTTCGTCCGTTTGCGTTTCTGTTCGCTGGGTCTGAATCACGCCAAATCTGTTTGTACTCTTCGCCTCCTTTGTCCATTGGGTTTACCGTAGAACCCACCATAGCCTTTCCTATGATTCGTCTACCAACTATTAAGCAGGTCCTCTCTATCCTCCAAGCCTCTCGGATATCAGTAGGCTTCTCCCACTTGCCTGCCTCATCGAGATAAAGCATGTGCAGTTTCTCACCGTCGTATGCGTTATTCGTTGTGTTCTTCCAGTTAAGTACTGTGTTCAGCGCATCACCAACACCGGTTGTCTTGTTCTTCTTGGTGATTCTTTTGGAAGGCTCTCTAAAGGCTAGCTCCACCCTTGGGTTGGTAGTACCATCTTGAATGGGTTTGAAGAAGAATGGGTAGTGCCGAAACATCGACACCACCTTTTTCATGAAGATGTTTTCCTGAGCATCCTTACCAGTCTTCGACTGAATGCCAAGAAGCTTGTCTTTAACTTGAGTAGCTTCATCAACAAGAACAGAGCTACAGATATTAGTATACCCAGAGCGGCGACACTTAGTATAAAGCTGACCGATACAACGAGGGTCAGCTTCGCACGCAGCCATGTGAAGAAAGATGTCCCTTTGGAACGCGAGGTATGATGGGTATCCAATATCAATTTTCGTCCACTGTAAGAGCATGTAGTGTCTACCGGTAATATACGTAGGCTCACCCTTATTGTAGAACCAAAAACCATCCCTACGCCTTCGAAACTCCTCTTCGATATATGAATGAAATTTCTCTCGAAACTCTTTCGGCGCTTCTGACCACTCATCCATACTTCTAATACGGGACAATTCTTTTGGCATAGGTACTCTTTCCCACACCTGCATATTTGCCTCCAGCTCCTGTCCTTTGATTTTTCCTTTCGGAGTCTCGGGAAGGCCAATGCGAAGCCCACCAATCTCGATGATATCTCCGAGTGTACCGTTGGGACAAATCTTGATAACATCATCTTCCTTGTCCTGCATAACGCTTCTTATACAGCTTAGAGCGCTTGTTCTTTGAGCTCTTGGTCTTGGAATGAACTCCCTTATTATTCGGCTTCGGCTTCCGAATGAATGTTACTATTTGATTCTTTGCCATGAATTTTATTTTGAGAACTTCTCCGCAAACCCTCCGGAGTAGTCTTTTTGTTCCTCGATGTTTCCGTTTGAGTGTAGGTCTTTAACCATCTGTTCAAGCCGCTGCCGTTCCACCAGAAGCTCCTTGCAGTCCACCGCAGTCTGCTTGATACTTTGCAGCTCAGCCTTTCTAGCACTCCCTCCAGCTTCCGGGTCAACAGGTCTTTTAACTTCATCAATCATATTGTTTATAGCAATCTCCATAGACTTCATAAGTCTTTGGGCCGCTTCGACTGTGGTGAATTTAACTTGTCTTGACATAACTAATATCGTCTAGTCTCATTCTATACACAACAGTATCATCGTCAAGTTTCATCTTGTAGTCTGAGTCTCTGTCAAACCCAACGACATCACCAACCTTAACGCCTTGACGAGCCAGCTCTTTATGCGGCATAAACACAATGGCCTCTCTGTCGTCCCTCTCCTTTACCTTGATGTCTATGATGATTCCGGATGAAGTCACCTCTTCCTCAGTCTCGTCTTCAATCGGTTGTACGAACACCCACTCCGACAGCATATGAAGTTCCCCTTCCGAGTCCCGGTACGCAATAGCATGAGAGCCGCGAGGGTTCTCTTCATCGTACACAACAAGGTAGTTGTCGTCACCGAGCGATAGCGTCTTATTCTGGGTAACATGGTGATGAAAAAATAAAAGGTCTCCTTCCTTTACTCCTGTCTCAATAACATGAGGGGCAGACATGACGAGCCCATAACAGATGCGATGGTTAAACTCGTCGAATCTCGTGTCAAGGAAAATCTCTTTATCGCCAAGCTTGATAGTGTCGTTAGTCTTGCTTGGCACGTTGACAATAAAATGTCTTAATGCTTTCATTCGAAGTTACAATCGTATTCAATTAGAATTGGCTGGTTCTCAACCGTCTTCCAAATATACGTTGAATCTTCGTCCTCTAGGTAAACATGGTAACGCCTTACGTTGTACTTGTACAGTGCCGCATCGTCCTCTTTGATTGCTGAGACCTTCGCTCCGCCCGCTTTCATTCCGACGTAGTACGCCATTGCGTCTTTGGGGTTTGGCCCAATGACAATCTTTCTAATTACGTTCATGGTATTCAGTTTAGTGAGTAACCAATAAATTCTGGTGGCTCCTCATCCGTGGATTCGGTAAAAGCTTTTACCTGAAGGCTCATGAACTCTGTAAACTCATCATCGTCTTTACAGTTGTATCCATAAGCTAGGCTCCAGCGATTCTCTTCCTCCCCTTGCTCTTCTAGCACCCCAAAGGCTGCGGTATACACCAAGTCTCCAGAGTAACCATACTTCTCAATAATCTCTTCAATCTGCTCCAGAACCACACTGACTTCTTGGAACATGGCTTTTTTAAGAATGTCATCCATGTCATGAAGTTACTAATTATGGGGTAGGGAATACATCGAGAGCTCCAACCGTAGCGCTAGAGGTGGTTAGGCTTGCGTTTACAAGCCAATTGTCAAAATCAACAGCAAGCAAGTCAATAACGTCTCCGGTATTTCCACCGGTATCAGAAACGTCCGCGTCTAAGTTAATTATATTTTTAGAAGCGTTCGCAGCTAATGTTTGAACGCGAGACTGACCAGTAGCAGCATTCGAGGTCACAACAGCTTTACCGAAGAAGTAGTCACCGCTAGCAGTTAAGATGTTAACCTGACCGCCTAATATATTCTTGAGGATGATTTTAAAGTTAACACCAATCGCAGCAGGTGGAAGTGTGATGTTAAGCGTACCACTAAGATTAGTAACGTAGTATATCTTTCCTGAATCACTGCTATTCAGGGTTGTATTGACGCTGATATTGTTTATGGTTTCATCACCCCTTCCGATAGTAATTGTATTACCAGAACGAGTGTACCCCAATCCATTTCTAGCTGAAAGAGTGATAGTTGTGCTGGAGGCATCCGCAGCTTCAATGGTAATGGTTGGAGATGTAGTACCTCCAAGAGTTGTTGTTACTGTCTCATTAGAAGGGAATGCTCTATACTCTACAGCCTTACTGGTCGAGTTCCAAACCAATGCGTTGCCACTTGTGCTTCCGCTAGTAACGGTATTAATCTCAAGGCTCTCTGCCTTGACTGTTGTGGTAGAAAGAGAAAGCGCAGATGAGTTTCCTATGCCATCTTCGATTACCTTTAATGATGTGGTGAGAGATGATGCGTCGGATGTCTTGAGCATCCCTTGGTACGTATCCTTTACTCTAGTTCCAGCAAGAGTCGCCATGTTCTTAAATTTACAGCAAATATACAGCTAATGAGTAGACACCATCCGGGTCGTCAACGCAGACAATTCAGTAAACTCAACAAACGTTACGTCAAAAAAAATGAACTTAAAAAGCTATCACTCGTTCTCCGAGACGTAAAAGCTAACTATGATATAGGGCAAGCCGAGGTTGAATTCCTTTTGTTTGCCTACGATTACGAGTTCTTCACCGTTAACCATATAGCTAAATCCCTTGCGAAGAGCAGGAAGAAACTGTATGAAAGGACCGTCCTCCCCTTGAAAAACAAAGGGTATGTAGAGATAGTATATCATGGAAAGGGAGTAGATTCATACATCAACGCCCTATTC